GCCGTGCCGGCGTCGTTGCGGATCTGGATCGTGCCGCTCGAGGTCGCGTCATTGTGGATCACGAAGATGTCGCCGCCGGGGAAGTAGTCGGGCGACGGCAGGTAGAGGCTGATCCCGCCGCCGACCGTGTGTTTGACCGAGTGCACCTTGCCGTCTGCTGCGGCGATCGTCAGCGAGCCAGTGACCACGTGCGCCTTGCTGCCGCCGGGGAAGAACACCTCCGGCCACTCGACCTCGTCCAGCACCTCGATCGCTTCGAGGCTGTCGGCGCTCCACGACTCGTAGGCGTCGGCGCGCAGCTTGGCCCACGCGTCCACGTCGGCCGCGAACCGCACGGGCACGTCGAACTCGAAGCCTGCGGTGACAGCGACGCCGAGTCCCGGCGCGGCCGACAGCGTGACCCAGCCCGTCGCGTCCGGGCCGGAGAACGTGGCCGTCACGCCGGCCACGGCGACCACCGTGGTGCCGGCGACGGGCAGCCTGATCGTGCGCGTGTATGGCTCCGGCCCGGACTCGTCGTAGACCTTCAACAACCGGAACCGCGTCTCTGCTCCGTCGCCCGTGCCGATGCGCTGGTCCAGGTTGGTCGGTGCCGTGTGGCCGTCCGCGTTCGACGTGAAGTCCAGCGTGTCCTTCAGCCGCCACGAGTGCAGCGCGCCGCGCCTGCCGATCGCGAACTCCTTCAACTCGATCGCCTGCTCGCGCGTCTGGATCGCCTTGGTCGGCGCGTAGCGGTGCCGCGCCTGCGACTGGCGCTGCAACCGGTACTCGTGCCCGCTCGCGGTCTGTTGCACGATGGTCGCGAACCCGAAGCCGAACACGCTGCCATAGGACAGGTCCTCGGGAAGTCGCACGTTGTGGAAGGCCATGGCTTACGGCTCCGGTCCTGGGAGGTTGATGTTGCTGCCACTGCCGCCGCCGGCACCGGCACCGCCGCCGAAGCTGTTGAGGAACGTCTGCGTCAACTGCGTGGCCGCCGTGCGGAAGCCCATGCGCGCGAGGTCCGCGAGCAGACCGGCGAGCAGCTGCTTGGCGCTGCGCAGGCCCAGCGCGAAGTCGGCCGCCGCGTCGCCCAGGTAGCCGCCGATCTGCTGGCTGAGCCGCGCCATCTCGCGCATGCGGTCCATCGAGGCGCGCTCAGCCTCGGCCTGTCGCTCCTGTTCTTCCTGTTGCCGCCGCCGAGCGTTCTCGTGGTAGAGGCCCCACCGTTGATCTTCGCTCATCAGCGGGCCGTACTGCGGCAGGAACATCGACGGTTCGGTGCCGGACAGGAACGGCGGGTTGCTCGGCGCTGCAACACCGAATCTACCGGCGTCTCGTTCGCTAGTTCCGTGCCGCTGCGCGTATGCCTGGAGCAGCGCGAAGAACTGCTCGCGTTGCATTGGCGCTGCCGGTGCTGTCGCCGGCCATTCACCACCGAGCAGATCCCGCGCGAGGTCGCGAGTCGTCGCATACTGTCGCACTGCTTGCGACGGATCTGCCGCGCCAGCGTAGCCGCCGCCGAACATCCGCATGACGTCCACCAGCGACGGCATCGCGCCCTTTTCTCCGGTGGCGCGCACGGCAAGGTCCCAGAGGTTCTGAAACCGCGCGCCCTGTTCGATGTTCACGCCGAACCGAGCCGACGCCATCTGCTCCGCGTTGAGCCGACCAGACTGTTTCAGCAGGTCCTCGTACGCGGCACTGGCCTCCTTGGTCTTGCTGCTGAACAGCGACATGGCCGCAGCAGCCAATCCGAGGCCGACCGACAGCGCCGCGATCGGGTTCTGCTGGATCGTGATCCACAGCCCGCGCATGCCGGTGACGGCCACGTTCTGCGTGCGCGTGATGTCCTGGTAGGACGACATCAGCCCAGAGTTGTCGCGGACCAGTTCGCGCGTTGTGGTGCGCACCTGGGTCATCGCGGTGCTCATGTTGCGCCAGATGCTGCCCAGGTTGCCGAAGTTGACCAGCGCATTGCCGGCGGTCTGGAGCACGCCGTGCAGATCCTTCGTGCCGGACGCGACGCCGAGCACGCCCACCTGCACCTGCGCCAGTCCCTGCGTCAGCTTCAGTCCGCCCTTGGCCGCGCCGAACGCTTCGTCCATCGACGCGCCAGTGGTCGACGTGACGCGCGACACGCCGCTGAGCGACTGCTCGGTCTGCTGGCTCTTGCCGATGATCGAATCCAGGCCGCGCGCCGCCTCGGCCGCGCCACGCTGGACGCCAGTCGCATCGACCAGCAGCTCAAGCGGGATCGTCGGCACTGTCGGCCTCCTTGCTGGTCTTGTTCGCCTTGCTGGTCACCTCGCGCACCATGTGCGCGCGGAACTCGTTCTCCATCGCGGCCAGCAGCCGGACCCACCTGGGCCGCAGTGCCGCAGCCACCTCGAACACGTCGAGGCAGTCCATCAGCGAGAACCGGATCGCGCCCAGGTGCGCACCGTCGCGGAACGACGACAGCAGCCACCACGCGTTCCAGATGGGCACGCAGTCGTGGAGCAGACGCGGCCGCTCAGCCAGCACGTCGGGCGGCGGCAGGCCGCGCGCCTCACGCGACTGTGCCACTCGCTCCAGGTGTCGCTCGCTGCGCGCGTGCCGGAGCTTCCAGCGCAGGAGCCGCGTCAGTTTCCCTCGGCGCTCCGTTCCGCGTCGGCCAGCAGCGCGGCCTCGTGGCGGAACGCGTTCTCGACGAACCGCCGCAGCAGTTCCCACTTCGGGTCCGACAGGAACTCGATCGCCTGCTCGCGCGAGTAGGGCACCGGCTTCGGTGGCGTGCCCATCTCGATGTTCGCCCAGTCGATCAGCGTGGCCTGCGCCAGCGCCTTCGCGCGCAGCACGCGCAGCTCGTCGGCGGGCACGTCGCGCCCGCGCAGCCGCGCTGCGATGTAGGGCTCCATCAGTTCCTGCAACGTCGCCTCGAACGCCGCGCCGTGCGGCACGATCCGAAAGCATGGGTCCTCCTTGTGCGGTGCGTTGCCGGGAACAGGTGCCTTGGTGATGAAGTCCCACCAGATGCCGTGCAGCTTGGTCGGGTCGACGAGGATCGCAGAGAGGTTCATGCGAGGAAGAACTGGAGGCGGGCCGTGACGAGTTCGGTCGCGTGCATCTCGGCCTGGAAGCGCAGCCGGGCCATGTCGTCGGTGTCCTTCCGATCGGTGCTCTCACTGCCGTCCGTCCACTTGACGGTCGGCAGCGACAGCGAGCACCCGTTGCCGGCTTCGTCGTGCATCGCCAGCAGGATCGCGCTGGCCGTGCCGGCCTCGTACTTCGTGAGTTCGGTCCACGCGTCCAAGTACATGTCCACGCTGCCGGTCACCGTGAACGTGCCGCGCCCGATGGACGTCGGGCCGCTGGTGCCGACCTTGCGCCGCGCGCGCAGGTTGTTCGCGAAGTCGAACGACGCCGACATCACCTCGTACTCGGTGCCGCCGATGCGCAGCACGGGCACCGACGTTGCCGCGATCGTCGCGTAGCTGGTCGGGTCCGTGTGCCCGCTCGCGCCGAACGTGCTGGTGCCGCGCTCGCTGTTCATGCCTTCGAGGCCGAACGCGACCGTCGTCAATTGCTCGTCGGCCACGCGAATGCCCATCGAGCCCACGCCCATGCCTCGGAAGATGTGGAACAGGGCCGCGTCGAGGCGCGCGTGCTCGATCGAGAAGTGCTTGTCCGTGGTGCCGTTCTTGATGCGCGCGCCGCGCAGCACCTTGTAGTTGCTGCCGTTCGCCAACGTGCCCTCGACGGTGATCGTGTGCGCGCCGGCGCTGACGATCGTGACCCGGTAGTAGCCGAGCAGCACGTCGCCGCTGGTGCGCACGCGCACGATGTCGCCGACCTCGCAGATCGTGTCGAGGTCCGGCGTGCCGGCCGACAGCACGTTGGTCGTGCAGGTGACGCCCGTCGATTGCGTGGCCGCCGCCGTGAACGTCGACCGGAACGCGCCAGCGATCAGCAGGCCAAGCGCCTCGGCGCTGGGCGCATACTGCAACTCGGTCGCCAGCCCGCCGGTCACGCCGTCGCTGACCTTGTGCACGCCCTGGACGTTGGCGTCGCTGCGGATGATGTCGCTGGCGCGGTAGCCGACCGCGTCGCGCAGCGTGCAGTTGGTCTTGGGCACGACCAGCATCGCGCCGGCCGGCTGCGTGCCCGGCGTCACCTCCTGGATCAGTGAGGTCCTGGTACGACTGGCTTCTGCGGCGGTCATGGTGCGGCTCCTCCAAAGGAATCGGACTCGAACGGGATGCGGACATCGCAGCGCGACCACACATCGTCGTCGCGCTGTGGCTCGCCGAACGGGAACGGCGGCCGGAAGCGGATCAGGATGGGCGGGTCGTCGCCGTCTGGCACTGACAACTGCACGCCCAGGAACGCGTCGTCGATCGCGTCGACGATCTCCAGCAGCTCGCCGTCGCCGGTCGACAGCGGCGCGAACACCTGCACGAGCAGCAGGCCAGCCGTGCGGAACCTGCGCTTGCCGGCGCTACCGGTGCTGGCCTGCCAGCGGGCTGCCGCCTGCACCGTCACGCGGCACCAGTGGCCGGTGATCGCGTCCACCGTGTGCGGCGGTTCGGTGCCGAACAGCAGCGGCAACTCGCGCGGCGTCGCGACCTCGTCGCGGAACCGCTCGCGGATCGCTTCGACGGTGGCCGCCCAGGTCATGCGGCCCTCACTTGTCTGGCGTGCAGCGCCGACACGGCGACGATCGCGCCGGCCAGCATGCCGTTCGGTGCCTGCTTGCTGTGCCCGTTCTCCAGCCGGCCCATGTAGGGGCAATTGCTGTAGAGGCTGATCGGCGGGCCCACGGCGTCGACGCGCGCCAGGGTGACCAGCGCGCGGCGCACCGTGGCGGTGCCGTCCGTGTCCAGCGGCGTCCACTGGCGCGGCGTGCCTTGATCCGACACCAGCCAGCTACCTCGTGCGCGGCCCGACTTGACCGGCGTGCGCTGCACGATCTCGGTCACGAGGTCGATCAGCACCTGCCGCATCCACTGGGCACCGCCGCCGTTGCCGCCGGCCGCGACAGTGCGCTCGAACCACTGCCGCAGTTCCCACTCGAATCGCTTGGCACCCTTCACAGCTTGACTCCTCGGCCGCACGCGACCAGGAAGCCGACTGTGACGCCGTCGACGCGGTGGTGCGTGACCGAGGTCACGGGCCAGCGGTGGTCGTCGGCCACCACGGCCTGCCCGGCGGCCGGCACGAACGGCAGTCCGCCGCTGGGCACCGCCAGGTAGAACGTGGCGACCGCGCGCGCGATCGTGGCATCGGCGCGCATGCGATGCGCGTGCCGCGCGAAGTCGCTGGCCTGCACGACGTAGGTCAGCGTGCTGCCGCCCTCCCAACGGCCGGCCACCATGCGCCCGCCGACCGGCACCTCGACGCGCACCTCGCCGAGCAGAAGCTGCGCGGCGTGGCGTCGCATCAGGTTGCGCAGTCGCTCGCTCATGGGCTCTCGGCGAACGCTTGGTCAGGCTGCCTCGGGAAGTCGCGCAGCAGTTCCATGCCCTCGTCTACGACGACGCGGTGGCTGGTGCCCACCGCGTCCTCGGCAACGATCCGGGCCGACCCTTGCAGCAGCAGCCGCAGCGTGCCCGGCAGCATGTCGACCTCGGTCGTCACGTTGCCGAGCAGCCGGCCGTTGCTGTTCAGCAGTCGGAACCGGCGGGCCACTGGGTCACGTCACGAGCTGCGTGGCACGGGCTGCGACCCAGCACTTGCCACCGGCCGCGATCGTGTGCGACTGGCAGACGTAG